CTACCACTAGCAGGTAGCGCATTCAAGAAAGTTTACTTCGATCCGGCTAAGGGTCGTCAAGTTGCTGTGTTTATCCCAGCAGAAGACATTGTTGTTCCGTACGGAAGCTCAAATATTGAAGATTCTGAGCGTGTTACTCATGTCATGCGCAAGACTGAACAAGAAGTGGTCAGGTTGCAAGAAGCTGGGTTCTACGCAGATGTTGATCTAGGCGAGCCGGGCTATGAGTTAGACGACATTGAGAAGCAGAAGGCTGAAGAGACAGGGATGAACGCGACCCAAGATGATCGCTTCCGCATCCTTGAAATGCATGTTAATTTAGACCTAAAAGGGTTTGAGCATACAGATAAAAAAGGTCGTGAGACTGGGATTGCGCTACCGTATGTAGTTACCATAGAGAAAGGCACGCGCACTATCTTAGCTATTAGGAGAAATTGGTATGAAGACGACATCCTCCACACAAAGCGACAGCACTTTGTCCACTACCAATACATCCCCGGTTTTGGCTTCTATGGTTACGGTCTTATCCACCTTATCGGAGGCTACGCGAAATCAGCAACGATGCTCATCCGCCAACTTGTTGACGCGGGCACTCTATCTAATCTCCCCGGCGGACTTAAATCAAGAGGACTTCGGATTAAAGGTGATGACACGCCGATCCAACCCGGAGAATTCAGGGACGTAGATGTCCCTTCCGGAAGCATCCGTGACAACATATTACCACTCCCGTACAAGGAGCCATCACAAGTTTTAATGGCTCTGTTTCAGCAGATTGTCCAAGAAGGCCGGGCATTTGCTTCATCAGGGGATATGAATGTCTCAGACATGAGCAATGAAGCTCCTGTAGGCACGACGTTAGCAATATTAGAGCGCACTCTTAAAGTAGTTACTGCGGTGCAAGCCCGTCTGCACTACACAATGAAACAAGAGTTCAAGCTCTTAAAAGTGATTATTGCGGATTACACACCAGAAGAGTACGACTACGAGCCAGAAGACGCTAATCGTAAGGCTAAGAAATCGGACTATGACTCAACAGACGTCATTCCAGTTAGTGATCCTAATGCTGCGACTATGGCGCAGAAAATTGTTACGTATCAGGCCGTGTTGCAGCTAGCGCAACAAGCACCACAGTTGTATGACTTAGCACTTTTACATCGTCAGATGATTGAGGTGTTAGGCGTGAAAAACGCTGATAAGTTAGTCAAGACTGAGGATGACGCAGAACCTACCGACCCAATCCAAGAGAACCAAGACATTCTTACTCACAAGCCTGTCAAAGCGTTTATGGAGCAAAACCATCAAGCACACATTGCTGTACATATGGCTGCAATCCAAGACCCTAAGATTCAACAGTTGATGCAGATGAACCCACAAGCTCAAGTGATTATGGCTGCGGCTATGGCTCACGTAAACGAGCACATTGCGTTTGAGTATCGTCGTACGATGGAAGAAGCAATGGGCATCGTCTTGCCGGGTAAAGAAGAAAATGGCGAGAAGAAAAAACGTGTACCACCAGAAATGGCGGATCAGATTGCTATTAAGGCCGCACAAGCCGCACAGCAGTTACTGCAACAAAACCAGCAAGAAGCTCAACAACAAGCCGCGCAACAGAAACTGCAAGACCCGATTGTCCAGATGCAAATGCAGGAGTTGCAACTCAAACAGCAAGACCTACAACTCAAAGCACAGAAGCAACAAGTCGATGCTGCTGAGAAAGCTGACCGTATACGTGTTGAAGAATCACGCATCCAAGCGCAGATGCAAATTGCTGCGATGCAAGTCGGTGCTCAATCTGCTGCCGCTAAAGATAAAGCTCAGAAACAGCAACAGGCTGAAGGTTTACGCATGGGTATTGATGCAGCTAAACATAAAGCGCAGATGGCTGTGCAGATGGCTCAACAGCGTTCACAACAAAATAAAAAGGGAGATAAATGAGCAACCAAACATTTGGTTATTTAGCTTCGGAGATTGACAAGCTCCGTCGTGATCAAGTTACCTTCCTCGCAGGAGGAGGTGCAAAAGATTTCGCCGAGTATCGGCATGTCTGCGGTGTCATCCGGGGTCTGACACATGCAGAACAACTTGTCAAAGACCTTGTGCAAAAAATGGAGTATTCCGATGAGTGAGTTTGATGTTTCCGCTGTGGACTTGTCCGGCATTTTGAATGCTAGTAACGAAGACAAGGCTAAACAGTTGCCCGATCCATCTACCTATTACATGTTGACTGTCGTTCCTGAAGCGATAGAAGAATATGCTGATAGTGAGGTTGGATTGATTAAAGACAGCAAAACCATGTACTACGAAGAAGTGCTGACCCCAGTATTGTTTGTAGTGAAGATGGGACCTGACTGTTACAAAGACGCTACCCGCTTTCCAAGTGGTTCTAGCTGCAAAGTTGGCGACTTCGTTGTCGTCCGCCCCAATTCAGGCACCCGCCTGAAGATTCACGGTCGTGAGTTTCGCATCATTGCGGATACCTCAGTCGAGGCCATTGTTGAAGACCCACGCGGAATTAGTCGCGCTGCTTAAAAAGGATAAATCATGGCATTACCTGAATTTGAATTACCCGATCCTGATAAACAGGATGTTGCTGCTGAAGACGAAAAGTTTGAAGTAGAAATCGAAGACGATACCCCCGTAGAGGACAGGGGCCGTAAACCCGCTAAGGAACCTGTAGATGAAGTAACAGACGAAGAATTGTCAAGTTATGACGAAAAGGTTCAAAAACGAATAAAAAAGTTTACACGCGGATATCATGACGAGCGTCGTGCCAAGGAAGAGGCACAGCGTGAGCGTGAGGCGGCTGAGACCTTTGCACGTCAAGTATTTGAGGAAAATAAACGCCTTCAACAGCAGCTTTCCACAGGAAGCCAAGCTTATATTGAGACGTCTAAAAGCGCTGCTGAAGCTGAGTTGGTATCAGCTAAACAACGTTATAAGAAGGCTTACGAAGAAGCCGACGTAGATGCACTAACTGAAGCGCAGGCAGAGATTGCTCAAGCCACATTGAAGTTAGATAAGGCTCAAGGTTTAAAACCCATCGAGGTTGAAGAACGTGAGATGCCTACTCCTCAACGTGCAGAGCCTGAGAAAAAGCAGACTCCACGCACCCAAAAGTGGTTGGATAACAACAATGATTGGTTCGGAGTGGACGATGAGATGACTATGACTGCGGTAGGACTTGACAGAAAGCTCCAACGCGAGTATGGTGCGGACTATATAGGTACTGAAGAGTACTTTAAAACCATCGATAAAACGATGCGCAAAAGATTTCCTGAACATTTCGATGATCAGAGCCAAGAGGATGACGAGCCGCCTCCAAGAAAAAGAGCTGAACCGGTTTACGAGGAAGATGAACCTCCACGCCGTGCTCAAAAAATCACTAATGTTGTAGCTCCGGCTTCACGTAGTACTCCACCCAATCGTATTCGGTTAAAGGCATCCGAAGCCGCGATCGCTCGCAGGCTTGGGGTTCCGATTGAAGAATATGCTAAACAGGTTGCACAACTTAAAAGAGGTTAAATATGGATCAGGTTAAAACTGCCGAAAAGGCACAAAATCGTTTGTCTCGTGAACTCGATACGCGTGCAGCAATGCAGCGTCCCACTTCGTGGAGAGCTCCCGAAACTTTACCGTCACCTAATCCGCGTGAAGGCATCACACACCGCTGGGTAAGAGCCAGCATGATGGGACAGCCTGACGTACAAAACATCTCTGGCAAGTTGAGAGAAGGATATGAACCCTGCAAAGCAGAAGATTATCCTGAAATGATGATGCACGCTTCTACTGAAGGTCGCTTTAAAGGCAACATTGAGGTGGGAGGTTTGGTTCTCTGTAGCATTCCAACGGAGTTTTTGAAACAACGAGAGGCTCACTTCTCGAAGATCAACAAAGACACGATGGAGTCTGTAGATAACAATTTCATGAAAGACAGTCACCCAACCATGTCGAAGTTTTCCGAAAAGTCGACAAAGGTGACGTTTGGTTCTGGCACTTAAATTTTTAAAGGAGTCTTAAATGGCTTACCCCGTTGTTAACGCCCCATATGGGCTAAAGCCGATCAATCTGATCGGTGGTCAGGTATTTGCAGGTTCTACCCGCGAATATCCGATCCCATACGGATACGCGACTAGCATTTTCTACGGTGATCTCGTTGGATTGACCCGTGGCAATGTACAGCGCTTGTCTGTTTCTACTGGTACTCTTGGTACTGTTACAGGTGTCTTCTTGGGTTGTTCTTATACAAACCCAACCACCAAACAAAAGCAATTTGCTCAATACTGGCCCGCTTCAACAACGGCTGGTGACGCAGTTGCTATTGTTTGTGATGATCCTGACACAGTGTTCAAGGCTGTCGTTTGTAATACCGGTACTACTGTTGCTTCAGGCGCTCGCGCCATGATTGGTCAAAACTTGGCTATGATTAACAACACTGGTAACGTGAATACTGGCGACTCTGCTAACGCTTTGTTGGCTCCTAGCGATACACCCGCTACTACCGATGCGTTGCCAATCCGTGTTTTGGGCTTAGTGCCTGACACCGTTGTCACCTTGGGTTCTGTTACCTACACTAGCATTTCTACCGCTACTGTTACCTGCTCTGCTTTGCCTTTTGCATTGCCTGTTGGTACAGACGTTGGTTCACTTGCTTCTAACGGTCAGTACATCCCTTCGGGTTCGTTTGTTGATACAGCAGCTTCTGCTGGCGCAACATCGTTTATCTTGAACCAAGCGCCTGTAGCTGCTTTTGCTAGTAGCTCCACCATTGTGTTCGCACAGTACCCAGAGTTGCTGGTTAAGTTGAACTTCGGTCAACACCAGTATTACGCTGCCACAAGCATTGCTTAAGGAGTAATTTAAAATGGCTATTTCACGCGCACAACTACTTAAAGAACTCCTTCCCGGCTTAAATGCTTTGTTCGGCCTCGAGTACGCCCGTTATGGTGAGGAACATAAAGAGATTTATGAAACCGAAACCTCAGAGCGTTCTTTTGAAGAAGAGACCAAACTGTCTGGCTTCTCTGCCGCACCAGTCAAAAACGAAGGTTCTGCCATCGCTTATGACAATGCTCAAGAGGCATGGACAACTCGCTACAACCACGAAACCATTGCTTTGGGTTTCTCAATCACTGAAGAAGCGATTGAAGATAACTTGTACGACAGCTTGTCTGCTCGCTACACCAAAGGTTTGGCTCGTGCTATGGCTTACACCAAGCAGATCAAAGCTGCTGCCGTGTTGAACAATGGCTTCTCTCCCCTGTATACAGGCGGCGACGGTCAACCTTTGTTCTCTACTGCTCATCCTTTGGTTGCTGGCGGTGTCAACTCCAACACTCCATCTACCCAAACTGACTTGAACGAGACTTCTCTTGAAGCCGCCGTTATTCAAATCGCTGCTTGGACTGATGAGCGTGGACTGTTGATCGCTGCTAAGCCTAAGAAGTTGATCATCCCACCAGCACTGCAATTCGTTGCTACTCGTCTGTTAGAAACCAGCCTCCGCGTTGGCACTAACAACAACGACATCAACGCGATCAAGAATAATGGCGCGATCCCAGAGGGATACACCATTAACCATTACTTGACCGACACCAGCGCTTGGTTCTTGACAACTGACGTACCTAACGGTTTGAAGCATTTCATCCGCACTCCGCTGCAAAACAGCATGGACGGTGACTTCGATACCGGTAACGTTCGTTACAAGGCTCGTGAGCGTTACAGCTTCGGCTGGTCTGATCCTTTAGGCATGTTTGCCTCTTCAGGTTCATACTAAAAGAAAGGGGGTCACAAGCCCCCTTTTTTATTGACATCATAGAAATATGGTGTATATTTCAAACATCTGGGTGATTGACTCTACCGGACTGCCCCAGCAGACGATGCAACGATTGGTAGAGTTACTTTTGCATAAGGACTTTTGTCATGGCACGTTCCACATTTGAAGGCCCAGTTCTATCTGGCACACAGCGTTTTGGTAATTTCCGTAACGTAGGCTACGCAAGCCTCGTTCAATCAGCGACTTTAAACATCGCTAACACCACAGCAAACACTGCTGGTTTTGGTGGCTCTTCTGGTCAATTTGTTGACTCAAACAACATCCCTAACGGCATAACAACCGTTTACACACCTAGCACTTCTACTACATACACTGCAACCAGCATCCCTGCTGACTCTGCTACCGTGTACCGTGGCTTTGTGGCATACCTCCCAGCAGGTAGCCGCATCAACGACATCTTCGTTGATATTGGTGTTATCACTACCTTCACCAGCGGTTCTTTGACCTCTATCCAAGTTAACGTCAGCAATGATTATGTTGCCGCTACAGGTACTTGCACATACGCACAGACAGCAGTATTAACTTCTCCAGCAGTGGGTCGTCAATCATTCAATGCGTTTACTGCAACTCAGTTGGCTAACCAGCAATCTACTTCTACCGATATCATCCAGATAAATGGCGAACCACCTTTGTCTCAAGTGGTGTTTACAGTAGCGTCTATCAACGGCACTAACGTAGCGATTACAGGTGGTACTTACTACTTCACAATCCGCTACACACAGCCTGATGGCAACATCGGTACAACTACTACTTACCCATACGGTAACTTTGACTAATCAGTCCTAGGGGCTTCGGCCCCTTGTTTTTAAACAAGGAGATTGATTATGATGCAAACTGACGTAAAAGCCGTCCATCTAGACGCAAGCGGTGTGGGATATGCTGGTCGAACCAGAGTTCGTGGTTATCAAGTAGCCCCCGGTGGCACGGCTGGAGAAATTCAGTTTTACGATAACGCTACTACAAATGCTGGTAGGAACTCTTTAACCCTGCACGTCACAACTAACACCGCCGTTATTGCTACGTTAATTCCCGCAGAAGGCATTTTGTTTGAAAACGGGTTTTATGTAGTCCTACCAACCAGCGCATCTATTACGGTGTTTTATGGCTAGCCCCGCATGGACACGCAAAGAAGGCAAGAACCCCAACGGCGGGCTGAACGCCAAGGGGCGAGCCTCCGCGAAAAAGCAAGGGATGAACTTGAAACCGCCGCAACCCGAGGGCGGCTCAAGGCGCGACTCTTTCTGCGCTCGTATGAGTGGGATGAAAAAGAAATTGACATCCGCAAAAACAGCGAACGACCCGAACTCTAGGATTAACAAGAGTCTTAGAGCGTGGAACTGCGCTGAAGGCGGGTATGTAAATTCAGCAGATGGAATTGCCCAGAAGGGCAAGACCAAAGGAAGGATATGCTAATGTCTGATCTTGAATTGACCGACCGCGAACGATTGATCGCTAAAGAAGCGGCAAAGCTTGCTATCGAAGAGATGTCTTCAGAGTTTTACAAAAAGATTGGTAAGACTGTTGTGGAGAAGTTTCTGATCGGAGTAGGTTTATTGGTCGTTGGCTTCTTTGTTGGCAAGGGCTGGATTGTTAAGGTCTAACATGCCAAGCACAAGCAAAAAACAACACAATTTCATGGCGGCGGTGGCTAACAACCCTAAGTTTGCCAAGAAAGCAGGAGTACCACAGTCTGTTGGCAAAGAATTTGAGTCAGCAGATAAGGGTATGAAATTTGGTTCTAGTGGCACTAGAGCTGATCGTCAGGGTGTAAACAAGCCGAAAACCAATCACGGTAATGCGGCACTTTTTAAACAAGGTGGAACTATGGCTACAAAAATGGGTAAACCAACAATGAAGGCTGGCATGAGCACGGCTAAAGATGGCATGAAAAAGCCTACTCCTATGGCTAAAACCGACATGGCAGGTAGCATGATGGGTATGAAAAAAGGCGGTATGCCCATGAAGATGAAAGATGGCAAAAAAGTGCCTATTTTCGCGGCTAAAGGTGGTGGCATTGAGTCCAAGGGTAAAACCAAAGGCAAGATGATTACTATGAACAAGGGCGGCAAAGCCTGCTAAGGAACGGTCATGGCAGATGTTAAATACCCAGACTACACCCCAGTAGACGAACCTGTTCGCACAGGCCCTAAACCCGCAGAACCCGGTAGTGGCATTAGGGTTGAAAAAGAACCCGCGCCTAAACCTGCTCCAAAGGTAGTCAAAAAAGCTGCTGGTGGCTCTGCCTCTTCTCGTGCAGACGGATGTTGCACTAAGGGTAAAACCCGTGGGAAGATGATGTAACTATGATGTCAAGTCGCGGTATGGGCGCTATCAGCCCCTCCAAGATGCCCAAGGGTAAAAGAACTGCCCGAAGGGATGACACCGACTTCACACAATATGCTGAGGGCGGGAAAGTTAACGCCGCTGGCAACTACACAAAACCCAGTCTGCGCAAGCGGATTGTGTCTCAGGTGAAGGCCGCAGCAACGCAGGGCACAGGTGCAGGACAATGGTCAGCACGTAAAAGCCAATTAGTTGCTAAAAAATATAAAGCAGCGGGCGGGGGCTACCGTGACTGAGGCCACTAAGACTTGTACGGATTGTGGAGAAACAAAACAGCTATCTGCTTTTCGCAGCCGTGGCGGTCAACTGGCGCATCTGTACAAAAGTCATTGCAATACTTGTCTATACAAACGACATAAAGATTGGGCTGAAGATAACCAACATCGAATCGCAGATTACCGAGAAAAAGACCCGTGGACATTGGCTAAGAGATGTAGTCGCCGTGGAATAACTCCAGAACAGCTTGTTGAGCGGTATGAACGGCAAGAAGGTTGTTGCGCAATTTGTAAGGTAGAAATTACGTTAATTGACAGCGCAATAGATCACAACCACGATACCGGAGAGTTTCGCGGTGTATTGTGTAAGCAGTGTAATCGTGCTTTGGGCATGTTTAAAGACGATCCCGCAGTACTACATAACGCATTAGAATATTTAGAAGCGTTTGGGAGCTATGGAAATGGCACTTAAAGCGCCACAGCAGTCCTTAAAAAACTGGGGTGACCAAAAATGGAGAACCAAAAGTGGAAAACCGTCTAGTAAAACAGGTGAGCGATACCTTCCAGAAGCTGCGATCAAAAGTCTCAGCCCTGCTGAGTACGCTGCAACAACGCGTGCGAAACGCGCTGGCAAAAAAGCCGGAAAACAATTCGTAGCACAGCCTAAAGGCATAGCAAAGAAAACAGCAGGCTTTAGATAATGGCTAATACATCTGGCGCATATGGCTTTAACCTTGACCTCACCGAGTTGGTCGAGGAGGCGTTTGAACGCGCCGGTAGTGAACTGCGTACTGGATACGACCTGCGTACTGCACGTCGTAGCCTCAACATCATGTTTGCTGATTGGGCAAACCGTGGCATCAATATGTGGACTATTGAGACGGGGTCTATCACTCTCGTTCCCGGTCAGAACACATACCCCCTGCCAAACGATACGATTGACTTGCTTGAGCATCTGATTCGTACAGATGCAAACAACACGGCTAACCAAGCCGACCTGACAATCACGCGGATTAGCGTTTCTACCTACGCTACGATCCCGAACAAGTTAACCCAAGCCAGACCTATTCAGGTTTGGATTCAGCGCTACAACGGGCAGACTAGCCCTGTTTCTTCTACGCTAACCACAACAATTACAGATACATCAGACACAATCGTGTTGAGCGATGTTACGGGTTTACCCGCATCTGGGTTTGTAAAGATTGATGATGAGATTATCAATTACGGGTATATAACTCAAAATACAAACGCTGTCAGCGGTACGTTGTACAACTGTTTCCGTGGTCAGCAAAACACGATCGCTACAGGGCACAGCGCTGCGGCTACTGTGTACTGGCAACAAGTGCCAGCCATAACTGTTTGGCCTACCCCTGACAACTCGCAACCATATACATTTGTGTATTGGCGTCTACGCCGCACGCAGGACGCAGGTGGCGGTGTGAACATCATGGACGTGCCGTTTAGATTCATTCCTTGTATGGCGGCTGGTCTGTCGTACTACATCGCTGGCAAGATTCCGCAGGGCATGGAGCGGATTGGCTTATTGAAGCAACAGTATGACGAGGCATGGGAATTGGCAGCATACGAAGATCATGAGAAGGCAGCATTGCGTTTGGTTCCTAGACAGACCTACATCGGGAGGTAGTCGTGGCAACTGGATTAAAACAGTTTAGCGGGGATGAAGGGTTAGCTCCTTATGGGCTTCGTCATTCTGGTGAAGGTGTAAAAGGTAAAGGGTATTTTGGCGGCTTGTCAACTAAAAGTGGGCGCACTGCAACTGAAATATCCTCTGAAAATGACGAGGGAGAATATCCACTTGTTGTTCCAACGCTAACAAAGAAAGAACTTGACCATCTTTTAGCAGACAAAAAGCCTACGGATGAGATATACGATAAAGCGGAATCGTGGGCACGCACAAGAAAAAAGAGTGGGAAAAGTCCTTTTGCCGGGTCAACGGAGTTGAGAATGCCAACCCCTAAGAAAAAAGGCGGTAAAGTAACTGCTTCTAGCCGTGCGGATGGGGTTGCTGCAAGAGGTAGAACGAGAGGCAGGGTTATCTAATGGGTAATCGTTTTGCTTCCGGCAAGAATGCAATTTCGGAGTGTGACCGTTGTGGTCAGCGGTTTAAGTTGAAGGTTCTGAAGACTGAGATTATCAAGTTAAAGAACTACAACTTGTTGGTGTGCCCAGAGTGCTGGGACCCAGACCATCCGCAGTTGCAGTTGGGTATGTTCCCCGTGGACGACCCACAGGCGTTGAGAAATCCACGCCCTGATCGGAGTTATGTGATTTCTGGTCTGTTAGCAGATGGGTATTCTGGTGGTGGTAGCCGAATCTTTCAATGGGGTTGGGCACCAGTAGGCGGGGCGAGTAGTTTTGATGCGTCATTGACGCCAAACAATTTGAATTTGGTTGTACAACTTGGTACAGTTACGATAGCAACAACTTAGGAGTTGAATATGGATAAAGCAGACTTAAAGCAAGACAAGAAAATGATCGCAGGTGCCGTGCACAAGCACGAGAAGAAACTGCATCCCGGCAAGCCTATGACTAAGCTCAAAAAGGGCGGAGTGACAGGCGAGATGATGAAGTCTATGGGTCGTAACATGGCTCGCGTTGCGAACCAAAGGGGCAAATAATGGCTACTTTTAGCATGAAAAAAGGCGGTAAAGAGATTGGCTCCGCCAGTGTCTACGCTGAACCACACAACATGTCTGGTAAAGGCGTTAAGGTTCAAGAGAACCCCGGCAAAGAGCCAAACCGTAGCAGATTAGACACGTCTGATGCAAGCGTTGGACAGTACAGTATTTCTGCTGGTAACGAGCCAACAAAGACCGACGGCATCAAAGTCCGTGGTACTGGCGCGGCTACTAAAGGCTTGATGGCACGGGGTCCGATGGCATGAACTACAGCCAGCTTGTAACTGCGATCTCCGATTACACGGAGAATACTTTTGACGTTGCGGATATGAATACGTTCATTACGCAGGCAGAGCAGCGCATTTACAACACGGTTCAGTTTCCATCGTTACGCAAAAACGTAACAGGTACTTTGACTTCTGCAAGCCCGTATTTGTCAGCCCCAAACGACTATCTAGCTACCTATTCAATGGCTGTGATTGACGCCAGCGGTAACTACGAGTACCTGCTAAACAAAGATGTGAACTTCATACGTCAGGCGTACCCAAACCCAACTACCGACGTGGGCGCTCCTAAGTACTACGGATTGTTTGGCCCAACTATTAGTGGGGGCGAAATCACTAATGAGTTGTCTTTCATTCTTGGGCCGACTCCAAATGCCGCATATGACGTAGAACTGCACTATTACTACTATCCAGCAACCATTGTTCAAGGTGTGATCACCTTGGTATCGCTCGTAACTCCGGGTGGTAGTTTGACGGCTGGAACTTATTACAACGTGCCGTTGACTGGTGGTTCTGGTAGCAGTGCGTTAGCCACTATTGTGGTATCTGGTGGTTTCGTGACCACTGTAACTATTACGCAGGGTGGCTCATCCTATGTGGTTGGCGATGCCATAAGCGCGGCTGTGGCAAATATCGGCGGCACGGGCACTACTTTTACTGGTACGGTATATTCAGTTTCTAACAGCACAGGGCAGACTTGGCTGGGGGATAACTTTGATAGTGTCTTACTCTATGGCTCATTGGTTGAGGCGTACACATATCTAAAAGGCGAACAGGATATGATGGCTCTATATGATGGTAAGTACAAGGAAGCACTAGCACTTGCTAAACGCCTTGGCGACGGTATGGAGCGTCAGGATGCGTATCGTTCTGGTCAATATAGACAGGCGGTGACCTGAGATGGCTTTTACAGGAAATTGGACATGCAATACGTTTAAGACGGGCTTGATGAATGGCTCGTTTGACTTTACAAGTGGCACGTTCTATATCGCTTTGTACACCAACGCGGCAACGCTTGATGCAACTACCACTACTTACACAGGAACAACTGGTGAAGTGGTGGCTACAGGCTATACGCCCGGTGGAAATCTTTTGACCATATCGCAGGCCCCAACTACGGGCAATCAGACTGGCGCGGCTACCTCGTACATATCGTTCAGCAACGCCTCATGGTCTGGAGCTATCACCGCAAGGGGCGCTTTGATTTATAAAACCGGTGCTGATGGGGCAGTTTGTGTGTTAGATTTTGGTGCGGATAAGACCAGCACTACCACATTTACCGTACAATTCCCCGCAGTCACTGATACATCTGCGATTATTCGTATTTCTTAAAAGGGAACGCATGACTTTCTTCTCCTCTGTTCTTTCTGACCCACCAGAAGTAAAAATCACTAACGATCGCCCGTTAGAAAAAGATTTATACAAGATGATGTGGAGTCGTCCAGAATACAGAGTTGTAGCCCCCGGAGAGCAGATTGCCCAAGAGTTTTTAGCGCAAGCCAAGCCTCCAAAAGGCGCGTCAGTTATTGACCTTGGTTGTGGTACAGGGCGTGGGGCCTTGAATTTAGCGTTCTTTGGTGGGTTAAATGTCACTATGGTTGACTTTGCCGACAACTGCTTAGATGAAGACATTGTCCCCATGCTTAAAACACAAAGCCACGCTATGCGTTTTGTGGAAGCAGATTTAAGCCAGCCATTACCAGTATCCGCCGCCTATGGGTTCTGTACAGATGTTATGGAGCATATCCGCCCACATCATGTAGACCGTGTGCTAGATAACTGCTTGGCCGCTTGTCAACACGTTTTCTTCCAGATTGCCACAGAAGACGACATCATGGGTAAGTTGGTTGGGCATAAGTTGCATCTAACCGTACAACCCTATTCGTGGTGGTTGCAGAAGTTTAATGACCGCAAGTGCATCATTCATTGGTCTGAAGAGCGTGATGGATACTGTTTGTTCTATGTAACAGCATGGGCTTCTGGTGCTGACATTGTAGATATTGGCGTCATCAACTTGGATGATGAAAAAGTTAAAGCGAATGTCAAACACAACATTTCTCTGGGCTTTCAGCAAGTACAGCCTTACCCAACAAATGATGTTGAAGTAATGATTGTGGGAGGCGGGCCGTCTCTTGCTGAGAATATGGACAAGATTAAAGAACTCCGTGCAAACGGCGTTAAGTTGGTTGCAATCAACAATGCCTACCAATATTGCTTGGATAACGGCGTTACACCTTCTGCTTTTGTAATGGTAGACGGCAGGGACTTTAATAAGCGATTTGTTGAGAATGTCGTTGATGACTGCAAGTATTTCATTGCATCCCAGTGTGACCCATCTGTGTTTGAGAAGTTACCAAAAGAACGTACTTACATTTGGCACACAAGTGCTGAGATGGTTAACAACA